CTGACCAGAGGCCACCAACAGACAGCGAATGGCTCGTCTGGCTTCTCCAGTCTGGCAGAGGCACTGGCAAGACAAGGACCGGCACAGAGTTCGTACACGTAGCCGCCAAGAAACTTGGGCGAATTGCTTTAATTGCTGGCACCGCAACCGATGCACGCGAAGTCATGTTGGAAGGCGAGTCAGGCATCCTGTCAATTGCGCCACCAAACCACCGACCGCACTATGAGCCGTCGAAGAAGCGTCTTACTTGGCCTAACGGCTCCATTGCAACAATCTTCTCTGCCGAAGAACCAGATCGTCTCAGAGGGCCGGAGCACCACCTGGCTTGGTTGGACGAACCAGCTCACTGGCCGATGGTTCAAGAATGCTGGGACAACTTGCTATTCGGTCTGCGACTCGGAGCAAAGCCAAGAATAATTTGCACGACAACCCCGAAGTCACGGCCCTGGTTGAAAGAACTGATCGCAGACGAACGAACCCGCAAAGTCAGCGTGTCCACATACTCAAACCTAGACAACCTTTCCCCGGTGTTTGCTGAAAGAGTTATCTCTCGGTACGAAGGAACAAGGCTCGGACGCCAAGAGCTGTACGGCGAAATGCTGACCGATGTAGAAGGCGCACTCTGGAACTGGGAGATGATCGAAGACAACAGAGTCGAACTTCCCGCACGATTTGATCGGATCGTTGTCGGCATCGACCCTGCTGGTTCGCACAAGAAGTCCTCCGACGAGACAGGCATTGTCGTCGCAGGATCAATCGGATTGGACGGATACGTACTAGACGACCGATCAGGCCGTTACACGCCGTCAGAGTGGGCCAACGTCGCTCTGCGGTGCTACACACGATGGTCTGCTGACGCATACGTTGTGGAACGAAACTTCGGTGGCGATCTCGTGCGGGAGAACATGATTAATCATGGCATGGATGGGCGAATTATTGAGACAGTCTCGGCACGAGGCAAAGAGCTGCGTGCGGAGCCGATTGTTGGTCTTTACGAACAAGGCAAAATTCATCACACGATCAACGCAGATACGAATACAGACCTCTCCGATTTAGAAGAACAGATGTGCGGCTGGGTTCCATCGGACAGAACAGCGAAGTCACCTGACCGTGTAGACGCACTTGTGTTTGCACTCACAGAAGTGATGAAAGACCGTAAGAGAACAACGATTGCTTCTCCGGCGAGCCTTGGTCGCGTAGGCTGATCAGAACAAATAAGGGTCCCACCTTAAAACTTTCGACATGGGACGCAACTCAACAACACTCAACATTGAGGAACCGGTATGACCAACCTTCGTCCAGAAGACATTGCCAAAGCAAATAACGCAGCAGCATCGAGAGTTGACGATTTGTCATCGTCCGTAAGCACAACAAAAGAAGTCGAGTTCAACAGGATCAGCGGCCAAGTGCGCTACGACGAGAAACGTAGGGGCTATCAGGTCCTGATCGAGTATTCACATACTGACCACACAAAGAAAAAGACCGAAGCCTCGCACCGGCTTTTCAGGACACCCAACGAGGCAGAAGCAATCGTTACTCAAGTGGTACAAGACATTCGGCGGACAATGTGACTGAACACATTGACTGGATTGTCTTAGAGGAACCGCCAGAGGGAACACGAATCGAGGTCTGGACGATCAGGCCCGACAGCTCATGGATGCAAACAGTTGGCGTCCTTTCATCAGATGAAGACGGTGAGTCTCTTATGCGATTTGAAGATGTGGAACACATGCAGTTCCATGACAACCCACCCGACAACGTTGCAAGGTTCTCTGGGCGGATGTGGAAACACCGATGAATCACACCAACGCAGCATCTAACAAACTGACAACTAAAAACTGGAGTCAAATATGAACGACCCAATCTCAACAACCATCATCATTGCTTTCCTTGTAGGAATCGTTGCCACTGGAAGACTGACAAGACTCCTTGTAGATGACGACTGGCCGCCTATTGTTTGGCTAAGAGAAAAATACGTAATGTCTGTTCCAGCTAATTGGGCCGAACTTGCAATGTGCGGTTTTTGTGTAGCGCCCTGGATTGCGCTACCAAACTTAGCAATCGGATGGGCGTCTGATTTGGCTTGGTGGTGGTGGGCATTTAACGTTTGGCTGGCAGGCAGCTATGCCGCTTCAATGCTCAATGCCCGTGATGTGCCGAGCAGTTAGGTACGATTCCCACCGTGGCACGCATCAAGAAGACTTCCCCGAAGCCTCCTAACGGCTTTATCGCAAGCGCAGTGACGCTGCCAACCTTGTCTCCAGCAACCGCAGGACGTAAAAAAGGCTGGCAAGAACAGGCTTGGCGATACTACGACGCAGTACCCGAGCTTCGGTATGTGTCCAACTGGACGGGCAACGCAATGTCTCGCGTTACCTTGCACGCAGCAAAACGTGAAGGCAACGAGCTAGTCCTACTAGATGAGGGACCAGCCGCAGAAGCCATGCGATATCTCTACGGGGGACCGCAAGGCCAAGCTCAAATGATTCAGCAGCTTGGGACTGATATGACAGTCTCAGGTGAGGGGTACATCTTTAACCGAGATGACGAATGGTTGACGCTCGCTACCGGCAAAGTCCACCAGACAGCCAAAGGTAAAGTCACTATTGACTTGCCTAATCAACCTGGATACGAAAAGAGTCCGTCTGACTTGTTGATCAGGATCTGGACGCCACACCCAACAGACGCAAACGAAGCAGACGCACCAACTCGGTCTAACTTGCAAACGCTTGCTCAAATTATTGGGTACGACGACCACATCTCAGCCCAATTGACTTCTCGTCTTGCGGGCGCAGGAATCTTGATGCTCCCATCTGAGATGGAGTTTGCTTCGACTAACACAGAAGACGCCGACGCTTCTCAAGCAAGTCAGTTTCTTTCCGTACTTGGCGAAACCATGCAAGCAGCAATCAACGATCGACAGGGACCATCAGCGTTTGTTCCGATTGTTATTACTGCCCCAGGCGATGTGATCGAAAAAGCAATGCACATGCGGTTCTGGTCCGACCTTGACGAGAACGTCATTGAGATGCGTGAGTCCGGCATCAAACGTTTCGCCGTTGGTATGGATGTTCCAGTAGAAGTCCTTACTGGCAACGGAGACTCCAACCATTGGAACGCCTGGCTATCCGAAGAATCAGCAATCAAGATTCACTTAGAGCCACGACTGAGCGTCATCAATCATGCACTCACCGGCCAATACCTCCGGCCGTCACTCAAGGGTGTCGTAAGCGACGACGAGCTAAACGACTACTTCGTGATTGCAGACACTGCACATCTACGAACTCGGCCTAACCGCTCCACTGATGCGAGAGAACTTCGTGGCCTCGGAGCCATCTCACGAGAAGCTCTACTTCGTGAGAACGGATTTGATGTTGCCGACGGCATGGACGACGACCAATATCAACAGTGGTTGCTCGAAAGAATTGCACTTGGTGCGGTGACACCAGAGATGACTGCACAAGCAATCACACTGCTCGGTGTAACTGGAATCAGTTCGACAGACACCTCACAACAAGAACAACCGACTTCGACGATGCCGCCACCGATTGACGACGTAGACGACAATGAAATTCCACAGCTCATTGGATCTGCGTTGAATGATCCGCTCGCAGCAGCATGTGAAGTCTTGGTATGGCGCGCCTTAGAGCGTGCAGGCAATCGCCTGCGGAATCGAAAGCAAGTGCCAGGCGACGTTGCAGTATCGCAGGCGTACCTCATGGAGTCTGCCGATTCGTCCCCAGACTTTCTTCTCGAAGGAGCATGGGACTGTGCTGTAGAAGTTCTTGCCGAATATCCGAACATCGACATTGCTGCCGTAACGCAAACATTGGATTTCTACACTCGTGGTCTGCTAACCATGAAGCGAGTTCACTCAGGAAACAACTTGGCGATGTTGTTGAGATCCTGGGGACAGCCAGTATCGGTCTAAACTATTAACATGATGGATCGTCAGACTCTCATCCAGTTACGGGCTGAACGCACCGAACGTCTTAATCAACTAGACGATCTATTTCGTCCTGCGGTAGAAGAAGCGTTGGCCGAAGATAATCCTGCACCAATTCTTTACGAAGCAGCTCAGGCAGTCTTCACTGGCGAGTACCTGGCAAACGGCGGACCTACCCCAGCTCCGTGGCCTCAGTTCCTACAGGAC